GCCATGAAAAAAACGTCCGCGCTGCCCTCCATAGGATTCCAGGCTCTTGGCCTCGCACAAAGGAATGGAAGGAGGTTCCGAGAGAATTCACGAACTCAACGGCTCTTAGCATCCCAAAACGAAGCGTAGGTACCGGGACCAGGAACCCGTCTTTCCACTCAAAAAGAGTAGAATTCAGGGTCCCAAAATCCACAGAAACCGACGTCTTCGTCCGTTCAACCTCAAGCCCAAGAGTCCTTACCACACCCATCCATCTCTCAGGAAAATCGAGATCAGGTGACTGGAACAAGATATCATCACCGTTAATCATCAGAGGAAGACTACGAACCCCCGCCGTCACACGTGCAAAATCAAAACTAATAAAGTTCTGAAGACACAGCAACGGAAAGGACAAGTAAGAACCCATCATCTGACCACGGCTCACCTCAAATTCCAGGCCGTACTCGAGATTCCACAGGAAGGGCCGAAGGATCTTCCGGGCGTGTTCCTTCACGGAAACAGGTACTTCAACCGTGTTTTCGAGGATGACGTCCAGGATCACTTCAGCTACTTCGAGAGACAGATTATCAGTGGCTGAGCGATAATCTCCCGAAACAAGAACACCGCCCCCAAATTTAAAACCAGCGCGTCTCAACTTCTCCGCTGTCGGGTCACCCCTACATAACCACTTAGTCTTCCGGCTCATCTGCTCATAAACACTCTTATGAAGAGGTCTCAAGCAGAGATCCAAGGAAGAAAACTTGGTCAAAGGACGGGGCTTCCCGGCAGACTGCACAACCAACAACTGGCCACTACAAAAGGGCGTCTCATAAGGAACCGCTCCAAGGGTCCGATCGAGTAACTCGACCTGATCCTGAACAGCACCGAGACAGCCCCCACTCAAGCGGGACGAATCTATCGTCCCCGCTAAGCCAGGAGTATTCGTGTAGCAAAAACCTGAGTAAAGTCCCGAATCCCATCCCTTACGGAATAGATTCGAAGTGACTTTCTTGACATGCTTCAGGTAGCCGGAGGGTAAGAGAAGGGGTTTCTTGGTCAGGGTCGACTCTAGCGACCGGAGGAGATCTTTTTCCATACACGAACAGGAGGAAGGAAGTAACTTTTTGATCGACTGGTAGGCCATCCGTTCGGATTCCACACCAGAAGGACAAGAAGAAACCAACATCTTCACTTCTTTCGCTAGGTCCCAGCATGTCTCAGAAGACGGCTGGAACTCGACTAGCGGATACAAAAAGATCTCACACCAGGAAACGAGGGCCCGCTGGACTACAGTGGTAGTACGGGCCATAGATGCGCGACATCGCCGCGGGGCAAAACCAGAAAGACAACGTGATCCCATCCGAGCTTGAGCTTCGCTCACGAAAGCAGAGGAACCAGGGTGCCAAGGCTAATAACTCGTAAG